TAGAGTACGTGGACGATTGTGCAAATGGGTTCCCCAACCGTGGACGATTGTGCAAATGAGTTAGTGCAAACTAACGTGGACGATAGTGCAAACGCGGTTGGAAGAAACTGGTGGCGCCGCAACCGCAACCGGTAAAATATGGAAGCTTGTCTATAAGACACACGCGGTAGGGCGAAAGGGTGTAGAGCGCACGCGGTACGGCACAACTGGCAAGCGTCAGACTTTCGGACCATCCCGGCACGGCGATTCACAAACCCTATCGCCAGCCGCCCACGAAAAAATACACAATAGTACAAACAGAAAGAGACGATTATGCAAATACAAATAAAACAATTCATGCTATAATATAGACAGTGAAAGGGAAAAATGAAATCCTTTCAAAATATGATGTGATGGGAGATAGGGAGAATGACATTCAAAATCACAATCAAAGAAGTCCATGAAGCAGTTGTAGACGTTGAAGCAAAAACTTACAAACAGGCAATTGAACAGATTGAATTCGACTACTGGGCAAATCCAAATGATTACTTGCTTGAACCAAAAGATACAACATTTGAATAAAACAAAAAGCCCCTCTTTTAGAGGGGCTTTAATTATTTAAACGTTAAAGAAACAAGCGGTCATGTTAAGTGAAGTGGAGTTGTTATAAGTTCCATATACCTTAACTTCACCAAGCGGCGTTATTTGAATATTAAGAGGAGATTTATCAGAAGAAGCGCCTATGCCAAACAGTGTAATAGTTTTAGACGGATAAGCTTTACTGTCAGAGATTTGTCCGATTTTCGTGCCTTCTTGTATAGTAGTAGACGAACCAATCATAATTCCGTTAAGATAGAAAAGTTTAAGGGCGTTATTTAAGGTAATAGTTACGTTTCCGCTCCATCCAGAAACAGAAATTGTGACGGGGTAAGAAACCGTATTTGCAAACTTTGCGTTTGCATTATCAGCCGAAGTAAGAGCCTGAGTAGCAGTGTTAACAGCTGTGGTGGCTGCGGTAGAAGCACTTTGAGCGCTTACCTTAGCAGAATCCGCATTATTATTTGCAGTATTAATATCAGATTCCGCTGTAGTAGCCCATGCGTCAATTTTTTCCATGTCCTCATTGTAGTCCGTCAGCCAGTCGGGTTTGTCAGTGCCGACGAATTGGGAAAGGTCAAGAGTAGTTGTTTTGTTTGTGCTAGCCATAATAATTTTTCTCCTTTTATTTAAGTTTTAGAGTTCCAAGCGTAATTGTACGCTGTCCAGTTTTTAGCGGTATAACCATTTGCGGTCAAGTCAAGCGCTTTATATTCGTTTGCTGTCAGGCCGTTTTCTCTTAACTGCTGTGTCAATTCATTCATTGCCTGCTGGGCAGAAGTAAAAACACCGGTAATAGCAGAGTACACACCATAAATAAATTTATGCCAGATAAAACGCGCGGAGGTTGCATAGTTAAAAGCGGTAACGTTATAAGCCTTATATTTTGTAGCGGTAAGCCCCAACTTTGCATATTCATATGCAGTAATTCCCGTCTGCCGCACCCCTGCATACATATCATTTAAAGTATTCTTTAAACTGTCCATTTTATTGTATACAGGGTTGTTGATAATCGTTTCGTCTCCAAGTCGGTTTACAACTTCTTCCAATTTCTGGTTGACAATTGTAATCAGATAATTATAGAAAATTTCATTATTTTTATTAACCGTATCAATTATCCCAACGATTTTTTCATTAACTTCCTGCGTAAATTGTGCATACTGGTTTTCCAGATTGTCGATTTTTCCATCAACTGAACTTTCAAAATCTTCAATATCTTTAATAATCGAATTTAGTTGTTCAGTCACATAATTTTTAACCCATTCTTCGGTTACAGGTGTGTACGTGTTTAAAGTAGCTATCACTTCGTTAATTGCGCCCTGCAATTTACACAACGCGTCGTAATAGGATAGGGCGTCAGCATAAGCAGACGGTAAAGCGGGTGTACAGCATCGAACTACATTTAGAAAATCCATCTTCCCACCTCCTTTAGTAAAGTTTCATGAAGCAGTTTTGTATTTCCGGGTTGTTTATAATTTCCATGTCAATGTTTAAGAATGTTTCCCGGTAGTCTTTTAGGAGTTCGCTTAAATTATGATACATATTTCCACGCACTTTCTTTTCAAAATTTCGGTCACGCTTCTGTAAATTATTTGCCGTGGAAGATGCCGAAGAATCGTTCAAAGTTGCAGACGTTAAATATTTTTCATCCGCGATAGCTCCATTATCAAGTAAGCCCTGGGGTGTATCGCTATAAAGGCTTTTTCCGTCTGCCGTGTCTGTGCGCGTGCCGTCACTTTCAACGTTTTCCAGTTCCATATTTGTTTCAACATAATTGTAAGCATTCAGCGGGTCAAAATCAAGCTGTGCACTCTTGTAAAGTTGGTTGTAATATGGCATTATTTCGCCCATTGTTCGGTTAAGATAAAGTTTAAAAAGACCTGCCGTTTCCGCTCCTATTTCCCTCATCCAGTAATGCATTATAATTTTATTGTTAAGCGATTCACGGTAATTTTCATCAAAAATAGGATAGTCCTTTAGCCCTACGTCATAACCATTTTGAATAAGCTGTCTTAACTCAACGGTGTAACTACTCATTTTCAATCTCACCGCCCATTTCTGGCACAATTGGAATTTCCGAATTAAATTCTACGCTCATGTTAGTGCCAAACATTTCATTTATTTTTTCGCACGCCTGTTTTCGTTCGTAAAGGTAAGATTCCCTTATCATTTCAAGTGAACCAAACGGTGCGGCGGCTTCATTTGCAACAAGTCTTTCCCGTTTATCTGTGAAAGCCGAAACAACTCCAAGGCTTGTAAGCGCTTCATTATAAATTTCTGTTTTTACACTCAACAAATCACGGGCGATAAACGGAATGTCCAAGTTAATTGGCTTTATACTGTCAAGATTCAAGGACTTATCACCGTAAATAAACGGTTGACCGCCGTCCAACTTCATAATCAAGTTTTTAAGCGACAATCTTTCTTTTTCGTTACACGCAATGAAAGCCGAAAACTTTTGTAAATTTGCATTCGTCTCTGCATTTCGCTGAACTTCATATAGCTTGCGTGCATACTCATTTATAATATAAGCGTCGCCTGTTCTTGCCATGTTATTAAAGATTAACACGCTATTTGTTTCATCCAACATTCTAAAAGGCGTGCCGTTTGCGGCAATTGCGCTTCGTTCTGACGGTACTCCGTACCAGTTGAGCGGGCCTGTGTACGCAACCCCCAAGCCAAAAAATTGGTCTAGACTATCTTCATAAAAAACCAACGCCGAACCCTGGGTAATAAGCATTAGTTCGAGATAACGAATGTCAATCCCTTTTGGCACATTTTCCCATTTAAACCGAGCCAGTGCAATATTTAGCAATCGGATTGTGTATTCGTTGTATGTCACATTATTTAAAGCGAGAGAATCAAAAAACTGATAATCTCTACCTCCTATTCCTTTTCTTGCCATTATCACACCCCCTAAATAATAGAATTATCAAGAGCATAATTCTTGATATCGTTTGTGTGCCAAAATGTAACACCCGTTTCAAATGCCTGTTTGATTCTATTGTGAGCAACTACGGGCACACTATCTATTAAATTACATTCAGTGCATTTCACGAAATTCCATGATTTTCTACCATATAAATTTGGGATTTTTAACTCGTTTGTTTTGTACCCGAACATAGTAAAATATTCATCAATACGCTTTGCGAACTCGTAACGTATGCATTTCGGGAACATGTAAAAATTCCATTGACCATTAGCAAAAAATGCATTAGCAGAAGCAGTATTCCCACGTGCTGAATCTGGTAAAATTTGGTGCTGTGTAATAGTTACCATCGTATCAAGAATTTTAGTTACTGCCCCAACGGTACTATCAACGGCGCCTGCATAATTTCCTGTCAGAACTCCTGTTATTGCCCCTTGCGCGCCTGCAATTGTTCCTGTGACAACACCTATATTTAAACCTAACTGATTTTGAGCATACCAGTTTTTAAAAGTATCGTTCACCCATGAACATGTTGGAAACGCGTTCATTGTAACGCTTTCATCTAAACAAATATTCAACCCTTTATAATTAAGCGGTGTTGCAACAATTGGAGCAGAACCCCCTAAAGCGCTAAACAACACAAAAGGGCCATTTGTTCCGTGGGCATCAAAGTCAAAATATTCATATCGGTATTCTTTACCGCCTGAACCAGAACCGTAAACTTCAATTGCCCTGTATGGATAGGTATACATTTTATTATTTTTTGGTGTGTATCCATCCAGCGGCGCAAAAACGTTTAGCAGTTTGTTTCCGTAAATTCTTTCTGAACCCATACCCGGCACCCAACCATAAGACGGGGAAGCAGGGAAAATATTAAGTAGTTCAAGCGGATACATAAACATTGACACAATGGCATCACCCTTGCCGCTTTTTGCATACTCATCAACCATAGATATAGCCATGTCAACCCGTTCTTTTTTCGCGTAGTAATAAGACAATCCAGTAAATGTGTTATCGAGTAAACTCGAAGTTGCTACACCGTCCAAGCGCTCTGAAACGGCAATGATAATGCCGGGTGTAAAATCATAAACAGTGCCGTAACCACTTGTAATATTTTGGTTGTAGACATATTCCCCAGTTTCCAGATTTTCGGGCACAAGGTTGTTTCCAAACGTATCGTCATTTGTGTGCTCACGTTCAACAAAAGATATTTTCAATGTATCATCTGCAAACCATGTTTGGAAAACGTCCTGTTCAAAATACACATCACTTTTGTTTTCATTCTGAAAACGTATATCTGTGATAAAGTTGAAATACCACCGATTGTTATTTCGGTAATACATGTAATTACAGTTTGCAATCGTTTCATAATTTGCAGGAAACGAAACAAATTTATCGTCACGCTGATAAGTCGCACCGTCAAGTGTCGCAACAATTTTTGTGGAAAGAAAAGAAAGACGTTCTTCCATATTCTGGAACAATCTAACGTGCGCGTAATCATTTCCCCATGGAATACCTGCACACAGATAAATTGTTGTGTTGGGATTTATTGCCATTTTCTTCTCCTTTATATTCGCCGGGCGGTATTACCCGCCCGGCTATAAACGTTAAGCGTTTACGGTAATTGTGGCTGTGCCGTTCTTTTTCGTATTATAAGTAGAAGTTGCTGTCACAGTTACCGGGCCAGCTTCCGCATTTCCAATTGTGAGTACACCATCACGGGTAATTGTAGTTGTACTATCAGAATTTCCGGAGATGCTCCACGTCACGCCCTGCGGGTAAAGCCCAGTACCCTCAACGGTAGCTTTCATCTGAATAGTAGTCCCCTTATTCACAGTGGTGGCACTTGGCAAAACGGTAACGCCTGTAATTGTGGGCGCGGTGGTAACAAATGCAACCGCGTTTGCAAACGGACAAACTGCCATGATTCTCCAGTAGTGCGCCCAATACTGCCAATACAGGCCCTGCCCGTTCATATCGCGCGTAAACTTCTGCAAAGCGTCCCACACCGCATAGAAGTCCTCATCAATCAGAATTGCGTGTGTATCCTGAATAGGAATTTCATCCACGACGATAACATGGTACTGAACTTTCGCGGGTTCAAGATTGAACAGGGTACCATACCCAAGCACGTCCAGATAAGCATCTGTGTCCGCGTCAATAATAAGAACCTGTTTTTCTTTCGGCGTTGCAGTAAGGACACCAAGGCTATTGTAATCCGAGCGCATAAAAACCATCTTGTTAGAAACAGCTTTCATTTTCGCAAGCGCCATGTGCGCGGACGTATTATCCGTTACTTCATCAATTACTTCAACAGCGAACTTGCCAGCCGTGCCATACTGCGCAAGCAGATTTTTCATCGTGGTAAATTCATCCAGTTCCGCACCCGTGTACATAGCATTAAATACAGAACTGATAAAATCACTAAGGCCCTGCCACGACATAAACGCTTGTCGCAACATATCATCGGAAATAGTCTGCTTATAAAATACCTGATAGTTAAGTTTTGCGAAAGCGGTGTTGACATCGGGAATCTCCCGTTTCATCCACTCTTCTTCGGCCTGCGCCGGGTCAAACTGGTGTGCCTTGGCTAGGTTGGTATAAACCAGCTCCACCGTATCGCCGTACTCAAGAATACCTTTTTTCAGAACACGCATCGGATTTGTGAACAAACGATACGTAATCCATACGCGTCCAATAAGATTTACAAGGGTATCTACAAAAGCGTTTTGCGTGGGCTGATAATCCAGCACCGCCGTGCCAAATTCCCGGATATTATCCTGCGTCACCTGCGGGAGTCGATTTTCAAAGCTGGGATTTTCCGCAACCATCTGCGCACGTAGCGCGGTCAGAATCTGCGGTGCATTATTGGTTACATTTGTCAAAACTTTTGCACTTTTCATTTTTCAATTACCTCCTCATTAAAAATGGATTTAATCTTTTCCGTTTCGTCTTTGATGTCGTCGAAATCATCATCTTTCAAATCTTCAACATGCTTATTAACAGCATCACGGCCAGTCAAAACGCGGGTAAGATAATCGCGCTTAAAATCTTTAAACGCGTTGGAAATACCGTCCATTTTATCGGACATTTCTTTCCAGTAACGTTCCATTCCCTCTTGTTCATCTTCGCTATCATGGAGCCTGCGCAAATCTTCACGCATGTCGTCCGTCATGCCGTCCTCACTATTGTAAAGGCGGTCAATAAATTCACGGGCTTCGCTAAGTTTCATTTTTAGTTTTCTCCTTTCACTTTCAAGTTTGAAATAGCGTCTTTCAATTCAATGTACGCTTTCGTATTATCCGCAAGAGCATTTGTAAAATTTTCTTCACTTTCCGTATGCGCGTTCATCTGTTTGACATTCAGCCAAACAAGAACGCCACACATTACAATCGGAAATCCGAGCGTACTAACTATCTGTGTCATTACCGTGTAATCCATTTTCTCACACCCTTTTATTAGCAAATTCATTTGCTAAAATTTGGAAATCTGCAACAGTCTTTTGTGAGTACAAAATATTACAACATTTTCGCACACCAAGAAAAATCCCGTACATAATTCCTACTTCTTTGGCACTTGCTTTTTGATAGTTGTAATAACTTTCAATATAAAGTTCCTTCAATTTTTCACACATTGGGAAGCTCACTCAAATCTTTATTAAAGATTTTAAGAACTGCTACGTCTGTAATATCCTGCCAGTAATTCCAGCTTCCGAACTCCTGCACTTTGTTAAGGTCGTCAGGTTTTACGCGGAACTTTCTCTTATTGCCAAAGTATACATAATTTTCAGGGTCATTGCTTGCGGGACTGTTAATTGTGTGCCCGTTTTCAGCGAAAACAACAATCAGCATATTTGCGGTAAAATCGGTCGGCATTGGTGGCTCACCTCCCCCATATTCCACTTCATAACGCCCAACAATGTTAGGAAAACCATCTTCGGGCGTTACAAGATTATTTGTAATCCCTCGACCGACATGCCATTCTTCATGGCAATGTGGGCCGTTTGTATTACCAGTCATTCCGAAGTTTCCGATGGGAGTTCCGGCTGAAACAGAATCCCCAACTTTCACAAGGCGTTCCGCGTGGTGCGCAGTCAACACAGTGCGGTTAAAAGCTGGATAGTAAATCGCAATGAAATTTCCCCACGACCAGTTTCCCCCTGTGCCGTATTCGCTACGCAAGACTTCGCCGTCACCAATTGCCCGCACCATCGTATCACCCATTACCCCGGAAGCGTCCCTCGTGTTCCAGTCTTTTCCACGGTGTGACCCTCCAAAAACCTGCGTGACATTTACAAGGGGGTTTGCCGTAATCCAAGTAGTATAAGCCATTGTTTTTTCTCCTTTTAAATAATTATTTTCAACATGCTTTTAATTTCATGCTGAATTTTTTCATTTTCGTAAGCAAGTGTACCCGTTTCTAATGCTTCTTTTATTCTTCTGAAAAACGGGTGGCGTTCGTACTGCTTTACATACTGAATGGATTTATTTATACTTTCTTTATCTGGTGTAAAAACCATTGTGTTATACGGGTCATAATCGTATGATATAATTGTCATTCCCGTGTCGTAATCAAACCACACCCCGTATTTTTTATCCCTCCAAACAAGGGTGAAATAAAACCGCGTATTTTTCCCTTTTTTCATTATCTGCGCTTCATCATCCAAATAGAATTTATTATCCACCGAATAATCTGCATAGCCGAGTGCGCGTGACATTTGCCCGAACCTTGTATTTTCTTTCGCCTTTTTGAATTCTGCACTTGTCGGAACTACCTGCAAAAGGATGTTATCTCTTACAACTGCATTTTTGTTTTTCGGTAATGATAAATCCCACTGTATAAAATATGGGTTAGCCATTGAAATTGCGTTTCCAAGCATAAATAAAATAACATCGTCACGCATTCTTGCTATTGTATCATACAGGTCAAAAAGTAAAAACGGCTCGTTTCGCAAATAAGATGAATGCGGCTTGTCAATTATAAACTCCTCAAAAATCAGATTTGAAATATCAGGAAAAGCACTCGATTTATAATCGCTTGCTTTTGTGAGAGCGAAAGTATAACCCGCCAATTGGTCATTAATGTACCATTGCCCCCCATCATATTTTATTTTTGTATCTGGAAAAACCTGATATTTAATAATGTCGTTGAAATACTCGCCTGCGGTTTTTAATAGCTCATCTTTGTATCTTCGAATATACCCGAACTGTTTTCCCTTTTTCAGAAAGTCGCGCACCGCTTTAATTTTCCATTGGTAGGATTTACCAATTCCGCGTCCCCCAAGCACAATGTTGAAAAGTGCGTTATAAGATAACGTATTATTTATATCGTAATACATGAATTCACCTCAACAGGATTTACAGGCAGAAATATTATAGCTTGCAAGGCCCGATGTTACAGACGGACGGTTTCACCCGTTGCACGCCGCTGTAAATAGTATTTACATTTCCTGTAAATCCTATTATAATTATACCTGTAATTTACAAATTATGTCATAGATTTTTGTTGTTCAAATATGGATAATTGAATCATAAATCTTCTAGCTTCCATCCGTTCATTTTATTTAAGTTGAATTCGCAAAGTTGTACATATAAATTTAACTCCTTATATTAAACTCTTTATCAACTAAGACGATTCCACCATCAACATGCACGGGCATGAGTTTCCCGGTGTACGTTGCGCACGGATGAAAGTTTTTCCATGTGACCTGTTCTTTTCCTTTATCCGGTAAACCCGCACAGGTGACATGTAATTTACCATCTATTTCTTCAATGTATGTTTTCGGCCTTAAAAATCGTGCTCTTGTAAAATGGCTTTCGTGCGCCCACGCGCCGAGTTTATAATCATCTATCTCGATGAACTTTTTAATATCTTCCACCGGCAAAGTTGTGTGAATGCTATCCGTATCACTGTAAATATACATATCTTTGCCATATTTTTCTATACTGTATTCTTTTATTTTCTGACTGGTTTCAATCGTGTATCTGCGCGCATAAGCTGTAATGAACGCGCCCACAGGTAAATACAAGGCTTCCCTTGTTTCTGGTGGAGATGTTCTGTATTTCACAACACCTTTATCAAGGTACGGATGCTTTTTCGCACATATAGGGTCAAGTGCGAATTTACCATATAAAGAGTTTAGCATAATTTTTGACCAATTCCGCATAGTGGGATTATGCTCTTTCCCAGCTTTTATTTTTTCCTGCATCCATTTATCAATATACTTTTTAAACAAATCTTTTGATGCTCTGAATTTCCACCCGCGAATATATTCAAGATTATAAACATTGTAGTGTTTTAAAAACAATTCATAATCCACGTTTGTTAAACATATTGGCACAACATCCCCATTGCTTGAAGCAACGTATTCTGTTTCAACAAAACGACGATTTTTCTTTAATTGAATTGTCGGCAAATATCCCTCTTTTAACTCAAATTCACATTTAAACAACTGAATGTATAGGGGGCGCTCTAAATCTTCAACATACTTACCATCATAAAATTTCGGCTCGCCCCAAGGCAAATCACAGTAATACATGCGGGACGGATACAGGCTATTCACATCGAATACATTACCCTCCCCCACATCTTTATCCGCGTATATCGGGTTCAAATAAGTAAAGCCGCCTTTATAAGCCTTGCGAATATCCTTGTCGTAATTCGGTTCGGGGAACAACGTTCTAAACCTCTTTTTCCCAATGATACTTTTAAAATCTTCTAAGGCGCAACTTCCTTGCGTCAGTTTTTCAAATCCCATTTTAAAAATACGGTCTAACGCAAGCGACATTATCTGAACATCATGTTTCAAATATTCAGTTTCTTCTTTCGTTAAAATGTGGTTTGTTCCACGTGGAACATTATAATCAATTTCAAGTTTTTGAATATCCAAATGGAATGCTTTCGCTATTTCATCAACTGAATAATTCAGAAGTTTCATACTGTCACGCAATTCTAAACTATTGCCATTATCAAACCGTATCTTTATTTTATAAAATTGACCTTCATCAGATATAAGCGCGTTGAATTGCTTATTGTAAAGTTTCTTCGTTTCAACATATTCATATCCATGCTTTAATAGATAACTGATACAAAATTCACCGTCAAATTTCAGGTTGTGAAAATAAAGGATTAAATTTCCGCTTTCTTCACATGTTTTGAAAAAACTTTCTATATTATTGCCAATTACAATATTATCTATAACGCCAATTTCGCAAACGGCCCAAGCCCATACCCTGCAATCGTTTTTATCTGTGGTAGTCTCAAAGTCTGCGGTAAACATTACAAATTTAAAACCGTCAAAGCATTTTCAATTTTATTTATCATAGCATTTATAGCTTCTTCACCATAAGAATATTCAATTTCCAAATATGAGCCGTAAAACGGGTCTTGACTTGCGAAATAAAAAGCTGTGCCGTTTATTTTACTAATTCTATCGACTAATCTATCTCCTGCCGCGCCGAAATTATTTTGAATGGCTTTAATATAGTTCCGTTTGTATTTTTCATCTAAGAAAGTTAAATAGCCACTACGTTCTCGATTCTGTGCAGTTTCTAATCTCTTTTTAACTTCCATCAATGTGCGTCCAGTACCTTTTGTAATGGGCCTTAAACTCTCTTGCTCAATAGTATAAAATGACCCCCTGCGCTGTGCTTCCAGAATTTCAAACCTTTTCATGGTCTGCTTATTCGCTTTCGTGATGGCACGTTCGACTTGTTCGCGGACAAATAGCGGAACTTCCAAACTGCTACCCGCTTTATATTTCACCATTTTCTGCTTTTCGGGTTTTGCCAATTCCTGTAAGCGATTCAATTCACGTGCTATTTCTGCATCTGTTCTACCGCGCATTACTTCCGTGCGAGTCAACGTATCGAGAATTTTAAACGCTTCATTTTTCGATTGTAGTTGTAACAAGCGTCTATTGTATGCGCGAATTTCTTTATCTATATCCCTAGTTCTTAAATTCCCAGCGGTGTATTTCAATTTTTAACACCCACTTTCTAAATAGTGCGCCCCGGTTATCCGGGGCGCTGTTTTTCTATTAATCAAAATCCAAAACCATAATTTTCGGACGGACGCTTTCACCGATTTTAGAACATGTGATAAAACCGGACTTAACGTTGATTTTATTCATGCCATCATCAAAATCGGTCAAATCAACATCTTTTCGAAAAAAGACTGAATAAAACATTCTGTCTCCATCACTGTTTTTAACAGAAGTGGAAGCGTAAAGTTTCCCGTTACTACCAGTTTTTACCCAAAAAGTCAGCCCACCTTTAACATCGAAAACTGTTTCCACGCGGTCTTTAGATTCTACTTTCTTTTTATAAGCCATTTTTAAAAACTCCCATTCTAAATTTATTCGGTTACAAGCGTACCATGTTCTTTTACAATTTCTGCGCTAATTTCATATATGTTATAAACTTTCTCTTTATTTGCAATGCCGATAAACTTTTCTCCCTTGGCTTTCATTGCCTTTTTGAATTCTGCATCACTCTTATACAACCCGTCCATTGTTTCAACACAGAAATTCCCATCTTTTTCCTTAATTACAGTGTAAATACGGCCCTCATAAATCTTTGCTTTCATTTTTAAATATCTCCTTTTTATTTTTGTGATTATATTATAAACGGCATTTATTAAATCGTCAACCCTCCTTTTAATCATTTCTGCCGTTTTTGACTTTAAACATACCCCTGCTCATAATATGTTTTATATGGGCAGTTTTCACATTTATTTATGGTATCTTCTGTCTCTTTTAACTCTTTTAATGTGTCGGTAATTTCATACAAAGCATCTCTTATTTGTGCAAGTGCATTTGTTAAACCTATGTCTATCATTTTAAATCCCTCCAATTGTTTTCTGATTTAATTATTGCAACTATGCCAACTAAAGAACATAATATTAAACCCGTTCCAACCGTTCTAAGCGCGTTTACAAAATCTAAGTACATATTTAATCCTCACAGTTTTTAAAAGCATCCTTTAAAATTCCATCTTCCCAATAAACTAACCTGTATTCATCTTCATTCATATGCACAAAACCATATTCAACTTCGGACAACATGTTTACACCATCTACCATTTGCATTGCACTATCAAAATCTATTCTTGCTGTGTCGTTTAAAAATGCAATGTGTTCTTTTTTAAGTTTCACTGTAATACCTCCACAAATATAAAGAAACCATTTTTATCTTCGTATAAATTTTTAAGCGTATAACAATTATAATTAACTAATTCTAGGGTTTCACATTTAGAATTGATGATTTGTAAGTCACCATTTTCAATATAAAACAATCTATTATCTAATACACCATCAAATCTGTGTAGGCAACACAAATAATCTTCATCAAGTTTTAATCGTAAATGTTTTAAATTTACACTTTTTGAAATCTTAAATATAATGCCAGAATAATCAAATTCTTCCACAAAATCTTCAATATAATATTTCTTATGCATATTAATTAACTCCCAATTTTCTTCCGCAACTCGGGCAAAACTTTGGTTCATAAAAACCAACAGTATGCCACTGCTTGCCACTCCATTCTTCAAACATAATAACCATAGGGTTCCCGTTGCCCGACCGTATCAAAATACGTTTGTGCTTTTCAGATTTACCAACGTCATGATATGATAAATCACATCCATCAACATCTGAGTCAATTGTAGCGTCAAAACATATCCGACAACCCATACTTCGACGCTCACGCTCTTGGAGCGCTTCAATCGCCTTGTCAATAGCTTCTTCCATGTATAAACTTGTCCCACAATTCTGTAATCTTTCAATCGCTTCTTTGTCACTCATTATAATCACTCCACATACTCACCACTATAATCTTCATCATAATAACTGTCATTCCCCGTTTTACTTTCCAATGCATCGGCAATTCTTTTTAGTTCATCTCTAATCTGTGAAAGCAACGTTTTAATAAATAGTATATTGTGTACATCAATTTACCCCCCAATATAAATTATTTTTATTGGAAAGGTATTAACTGTTTCCCTTTCACTGTCTATATTATAGCATGAATTGTTTTATTTGTATTTGCATAATCGTCTCTTTCTGTTTGTACTATTGTGTATTTTTTCGTGGGCGGCTGGCGATAGGGTTTGTGAATCGCCGTGCCGGGATGGTCCGAAAGTCTGACGCTTGCCAGTTGTGCCGTACCGCGTGCGCTCTACACCCTTTCGCCCTACCGCGTGTGTCTTATAGACAAGCTTCCATATTTTACCGGTTGCGGTTGCGGCGCCACCAGTTTCTTCCAACCGCGTTTGCACTATCGTCCACGTTAGTTTGCACTAACTCATTTGCACAATCGTCCACGGTTGGGGAACCCATTTGCACAATCGTCCACGTACTCTA